TAACGTTACTGTGTATGTTTCACCATTTTTTATCAATTGGCAATAGTTTTTTCCATCTTTTGACTTCAAAAACTTTTTGGTATCTGCCTTTACCATTTTCATTAGTTGTTTTATGTTCATATACGTATAATATAACATAGATAAATCAACAAAACAAGCGAAAAGCGACACAGTTTCAAAGAAATAAAGCAGTAAAATCAATAACTTAACAACTATTTTTTGTTGTACTATGTTTGTTCTTGTATTTTTTTCAAAAAAAATCAATATTTTTGATAAAGAATCACACTAAATAGTAAAGTATGGCAAGAAAAGTTGCAGGAAACACAATTTCTTCAAAAAAAACTAGCAAACCTAAAAGAACAAGCATTGGCCGTGGATTTCACAGCAAATGTATGATGAATAAACATAAAAGAAGAAGTTTTAAAGCATATAGAGGCCAAGGAAGATAATGCCGGCGATTTCACGTGAAGGAGATACGCTCACTACAGGACATTCTTGCACAAGTCAAACACAATTAGATACACCTACTCAAAGTACCGTATTTGCAAACGGCATTTTAATAGCTAGAGTACAAGATCCTACTATTTCACACCCAGCTCCGCCTTTACCACCTTGTCCATCTCACGTTAGATTTGTAAATATAGGCTCATCAACAGTTTTTGTAGCAGGTAAAGCTGTGGCAAGAGTAGGAGACTCTACTGATAGCGGACAAATGATTGAAGGCTCTGATAATGTTTTTGCAGGTGGTTAAAAACGATATAAATATTGCATATGCCAAATTACGATGCCGGTTCTTTAAACACGAGTAAAAGAGCCACAGTTAAATATAGAGATTTAGATTTAGATTTTGGTCGTAATACGGTTACTAATGATGTAAACAAGTTAACAGACGTAGAAGCTGTTAAAAGAAGCGTAAGAAATTTAATTAATACATCACACTTTGAAAGGCCTTTTCATCCTGAAATAGGTTCAAATATAAGAGCGATGTTATTTGAATTAATGACACCATTGACTGCTTTGAATCTACAAAGAAAAGTACACGAGGTGTTACAAAACTTTGAACCAAGAATTAAATTGGTTCAAGTATCAGCAAGACCTGATATTGATAGAAATTCATATGATTTGAGTATTTACTTTTATGTTATTGGTTCAACTGAATTGGTTACAGTACAAACATTTTTAGAAAGACTAAGATAATATGGCAAGTAATAAATTAGAAGTATCAGACTTTGATTTTGATGCTGTCAAAGCCAATTTAAAAACATTTTTACAAAGCCAATCAGAATTTCAAGATTATAATTTTGAAGGTTCAGGTTTTGCCATACTTTTAGATATACTTGCTTACAATACTCACTATCTAGGCTTCAATGCTAATATGTTAGCAAATGAAATGTACTTAGACAGCGCTGACATAAGAAAAAATATTGTGTCAATTGCTAAAATGTTAAATTACACACCATCTTCTGTAAGATCACCTGAGGCCAGTTTGAATATTGAAGTCAATGATGCTACAGGTTCAACTTTAACATTAAATAAAGGCACAGTTTTCACAACAACTGTAAATGGTGTGTCATATCAGTACGTAACGAATGAAGATTATACAATTACACCAACAAACGGTGTATTTCTTTTTTCAGATGTAGAAATTTACGAAGGAACATTAACTACATTTAGATATACAGCAGATGTAAACGATCCTGACCAAAAATTTATAATTCAAAGTGAAAATGCAGACACAAGAACATTAAAAGTATCGGTACAAACAAGTTCAACAAATACTACAACAAATATTTACTCTTTAGCAGGCGGTTACAACAATGTAACAGATACTTCTAAGGTTTATTTTTTACAAGAGATAGAAGATGGTAAATTTGAAGTTTATTTTGGTGATGGCGTACTAGGTGCAGCTCTACAAGATGGTAATATTGTAATATTAGAATATATTGTTACAAATAGAGATGAATCAAACGGCGCTTCTTCATTTTCTTTAGGTACAACGATAGGTGGTTTTTCTGATGTAACAATTACTACAAATTCTGTATCACAAGGTGGTTCTGCTGCTGAATCAAAAGAGTCTATTCGTTTTAATGCACCATTAAGTTACTCAGCTCAAAATCGTGCAGTTACAACTTCTGATTATGAAACTTTAGTTAAATCAATTTATCCAAATGCTATATCAGTCAGTGCTTGGGGCGGTGAAGATGATGAAACACCTGTTTATGGTACAGTTAAAATTGCAATCAAAGCGGCCAGTGGTTCAACACTTACAAATTCTACAAAACAAAATATAATTACAGCTTTAAAACCTTACAACGTTGCTTCAGTAAGGCCAGTAATTGTAGATCCTGAAACAACTTCAGTATTAATTACAAGTACAGTTAAATATGATTCAAGATTAACTTCTAAATCGGCCGATACTTTAAAATCAAATGTATTAACAACACTTACAAATTATAACACAGATACGTTACAACAATTTGATAGCATTTTTAGATATTCTAAAGTCATAGGCTTAATTGACGATACAGACACAAGTATTGTTTCAAACATAACAACAATTAAAATAAGAAAAACTTTTAAACCTACTTTAAGTTCTTCAACACGATATGATATTTACTTTAGAAATCCAATATATAATCCAGTATCAGGTTATAATGCAGTTAATGGTGGTATTTTAGAATCAACAGGATTTAAAATCAGTGGTGATATTACAAATATATTTTTCTTAGATGATGATGGTGCTGGTAATGTAAGAAGATATAGATTAGTGGGTGGTGTAAGGACTTACGCAAACAACACACAAGGAATAATTAATTATGCAACAGGACAAATTACATTAACGTCTTTAAATATTACGACTGTTGAAAATATTAGAGGTGTAGCTTCTACAGTTATTGAATTAACAGTTAAACCAAATTCAAATGATATAATTCCAGTAAGAGATCAAATTGTAGAAATTGATGTGGCAAATTCTTCAGTTACAGTTGAACCAGATACTTTTGTAGGAGGTTCAGCAGACGCAGGTATAGGTTATTCAACAGCAACTAGCTATTAATTAATATGGCTACATTTAAAGACAAACTTTCAAGTCTTATAGGTTCACAAGTACCTGATTTCGTACTTGACGATCATCCTAAATTTTTACAATTTCTAAAAACATATTACACGTTTATGGAGGCTGCCGAATTATCGGTAACTTCTGTTCAAACAACAGATGGTGTACAATTAGAAACAGAAACAGGCCAAGATAATAAATTAATCTTAGATGGTTCTCGTATTGATTCAGACATTACTCCTTTAGATGAAGGCGATAAAATACTTTTAGAAAGTTCTTCTTTTGGTAAATTTACCAGAGGAGAAATTATACAAGGCCAAACGTCAAAGGCCACTTCAACAGTATTTACAGAAGATTTAGATAACAATAGATTATTCATTGTTGCACAAGACAAGTTTATAATAGGCGAAACTATTTTAGGATTATCTTCTAATGCAAGCGCTATAATTAATAATTATAGACCTAATCCAGTAAACAACATACAAGAGTTATTAAACTTTAGAGATCCTGATAAAGCAATATCAAATTTTTTATCTCAATTTAGAAATGAATTTTTAACTACATTACCTGAAAATTTAAATACAAGTGTTAATAAAAGAAATTTAATTAAAAATATTAAATCATTATATCAATCTAAAGGTACTAAAGTAGGACACGAAACTTTTTTTAGATTATTGTTTAATGAAGTATCTCAAACATTTTATCCACGTGAACAAATATTACGTGTTTCTGATGGTAAATTTACAACAAATAAAGTATTAAGAGCAATTAATCCTACTGGTAATACTTCAGATTTAGTTGGTAGAACAATAACAGGTTCAACTTCAGATGCAACGGCTATTGTTGAAAGTGTAACAATTTTTTTAATTGGTACTTCAAGTGTTTCGGAATTTGTTTTAAATTCAGATAGTATTTTAGGAACTTTTAGTGTTGGTGAAGAAATAAGAGGAACACTAAGCGATGAAGATGATAATTTAATTAAAGCAACTATCACAGGTATACCTGCTTCAAAAGTAATTACAAATGATGGTTCTTTACATTCTGCTGTTGAAGCCGTAACTGTAACTGGTGGTGGAGAGGGAGCCATAATTCAAACCAAAACTATTGGTTCAGGTGGTATTACAGAAATAATTATAGATAATCCTGGTGCCGGTTATTCTATTGGTGATGATTTAGTTTTTGCAAATACAAATACGAATGGTGCAGGTGCAGCAGGATTTATTTCAGTTGTTAATGGAGGTTTTACACCTGAAGATAGTACAAGTTCAACAGAAGATCATATAGTATTAGAAGGAGCTACAACACAAGACGATACTTATTTTGGAGATAAATTTGTACAAGAGTCAGGCACAGACATAGGTGATATAACAGATATATTTTTATATAATCAAGGTTTAGGTTATACATCTTTACCAACAGTTTCAATTACATCAGGTGGTGTTAATGCAATTTTAAAAGCTTATGGTGATGAAATAGGTAGAGTGTTAGATTTAAATTTAGTTGAATTAGGAATTAATCATCAATTAGCACCAACACCACCTGTGCTTAATTTTTTCAAAAACTGTATTGTAACAAGTGTAGCAGGAACTTTTGTGGCAAATACAAGTGTTTCTATAACAGGAGGCATTACAGCTACTGTTGTAAGTTTTGATTCAGCAAGAGGATTATTAATATTAAAAAATAATTCTGGTACAATAAATTTAAACAGTGTTGTTACAGGTTCTTCTGGTTCAGCTACAATTAAAAAATTAGATGGTACAACAGCTATATTAACAGTAGGTGCTGTTGCAGATTTAGATGGCCGTTTCATAAATGAAGATGGATTTATTTCTGAGAATACAATGAACATACAAGATAGTTTATACTATCAAGATTTTTCTTATGTTATAAAAGTAGGCCGTTCTATTGCAGATTGGCGAGATGACTTTAAAAAAACAATGCACACTTCTGGTTTTTATTTTGAAGGACAAGTTGATATTGAAACAAGATTAAATGCTCGTATATCTACACCAGTAAGTGGTGCTGTTTCAGGAGTTTTAGAAGATCCATTCTTATCAATTGTAAATACTTTATTCTCTACAATATTTGGTAGAAGATTAGGAACAATAGATGATGGTACAAGTTTAAGAGCTACACCTAAAGTAGGTGCGGCCGCTGATTTAGATACTTCAACGATTTCTCCTTTTAGTTCATCTACAAGAGATGTAACACTTTCAAGAGCTCCTATTAATATTCAATATCTTTCACGTGTAAGAGGAACATTTAATGGTGTAACAATTGCACAAGGATTTGGTTATGCTGGCCCACGTTATGCTACAATTAATAGAGAAGGTTTAAGGTCGTTTAGTAGAACAGTGGCTACTAACTATTCAATTGCAGAAATAGGTTCAAATTTAACTTTTGGTACTAGATCATCTTTAGATGGTCAAGACAATACATTTTTATTATGTTCTACTGAATTAGGTAGATTGGTCAAAACAAAATTAACAATACCAAGTGAAATTTTTATAATTTCACCATTTAATCAATTTGATAATACTCCTACAAAATTTGACCAAACAATTGACTCGGATGGTAATCCTATAACTTTTGATGACACAACACCGTAAAATGATTATAAATATAGAGAAAGATTAATCAATGGCCAAACAGACAATTAATATAGGTGCAGTAGCAAACGACGGAACAGGTACAAACCTGCGTTCTGGTGCAATAATTGTTAATGATAACTTTAATGAAATCTATACAGCATTAGGTAATGGTTCATCAATTACACTTACTGCTACACCTACAGAATTAAATTTATTAGCAGGTGCAACAGCAATCGTTACAAGTAACAACTCAGTTGCTTTAACAAATAAAACTATTAATGGTTCAAGTAATACACTATCTAACATTGGCAATTCTTCTTTAACAAATTCAAGTTTTAGTATAAGAGATGATTCTTCTTCTGCTATTTCTATTGCATTAGGTGGCACTTTAAAAATTAAAAGTAATGATGGTATTACAACTACAGTAAGTCAAGGTGATACAATTAATATACAATTAGATGGTACAGTTCTTACATCAACATCTATAAACACATTATCTAACAAAACTATTATTGCTTCAAGTAATACTATATCAGGCATTACAAATACAAATTTAAGTGGTACAGCAGGTATTACAAATGCAAATATAGCAAATCCTTTTATACAATTTTCTGATGAATCATCAACAGTAAATTCAACAGCCTTAGGTGGTAAATTAGAATTTTTAGCAGGCGAAGGAATTAATACTACAGTAGGTGCAAGTTCATTAACTATTTCTGCCGAATTAGCAACTTCAGCAAATGCCGGTGTTGCTACATTTAATACTGCCAGTTTTACAGTTACTAGTGGTGATGTTACAATTAAATCAGCTGGTGTATCAAATGCACAATTAGTAAATTCATCCGTTGCAATCGGCACAAGCACACTTACATTAGGTGCGGCCGCTACAACATCAATTGCTAATTTAAATTTAACAGGTACTTCTGCATTGTCAGGAACAGGTACAATAGATTTAACAAGTTCAGGAAATAAATTAAGATTTAATTTTGCAAACTCTGGCGCTTTACCCAATGCTACAACTTATGCTG